TGTTGACCAACTAAACGCTAAGTTTTTATACTTTGATATTGATAAGCTATTTGCAACAGGAGAACTCGTACCAATACCCAAATTACCACCAGCATCCAGCGTCATAGCCTGAGTAAACGATATCGCGTTACCTGCAGTGCCGGATGGGGCGGTATACCATTTGTGACCAGCATCTTGGTTATACATAAATGCACCAACACCTGTGTATTTATATGTCCATGCTAATGATGAGTTTAAATACGCGTTGTTTGTTTGCCAAACTTGTTGTGAACCTGTTCCGTTTGAATATGAACCAAAACCACCAGTAGTATTGATGTCTAAATTTTTAACAGGGCTTCCCCAAGCACTCGGAGTAACCCCCAAGCCTAGGTTGCCGGAGGAGTCGAGGCGCATCTTAGAAGACCCGCCAGCAATAAAACTTAAATCAGTAGAAGCCGAAGCTGCTACTGGGACACCTTCGATACCTGCATAATTATAATTGTCAAATAATCGTAGTTTTGAACCATTAGAAGTTGACGGACTATATGCAGCAATTGCCACACCTGTTCCACCATTTGTCTGCACTTCCAGTTTTCCATAAGTTCCGGGCGAACTCGTGCCGATACCCACATTACCATTAGCATCTTTATACAACTGACCAGAACCAATGTTTATTACACCAGTACCACCCGTTAAAGTGCCTGTGTAGCTTGGATTGGTATTATTTAAATATCCGCTCAAATCTGGGCCGGTGATCGCACCTGTGCTGGAGTTGTAGCTTAGGTTTTGAGTGACCGAGATAGCCGCTCTTGCTCTAGCATTTGTGAAATAAAGGTTGGTTGAACCTTCTACCACCGAATCAGTAGAACCAGGTGACGCGCTAATCTCAACATAAGCAGAACCAGACCAGCGGTAGGTTTTGTTGGTATCGAGCGTAACGTAGATTTTGCCGGTTTCACCCGTTGCAGGAAAAGCCGCTTGATTGGCATACTCCAACACATCGTCTACATAGCTTGGCAAATTGATTGCCGGAACTTTAGCCGATGAGTCCAATGGCGCATAACCGCTGGCGGCGCCTTTATTGGCCGCTACTTCAAACGATCCTAGCGTTCCTGCCGTGTTGCGTTTTTCAATGCGAGAACCCGCAGCCCACGCCACCGCCGTTGTGCTTTCTTGACCGCGAACGACGGTCAATGTGTCGTTAGATCGGCCTGTGACTTTGACAATCTCCCAAGCGTTTTCGTTACCGTTGCCGTCAATACCTACCAACGTCAGCAAGAAGTAATTGCCGTTCGTAGGTGCCGGAAACTTAGCACCATGCCCAGTAGCAAGCGTTAAAGTGGTGGTGCTATTGCTGGCGCTTGCCGCCAATGAACTTGACGCATTATTGGTAAATAACTGGGCCATGATTAAATCTCTTTTACTTTGATTTTGAATTCGTCCTGTTTAACCAAACCGTCGGCGGTTGTGGTTGTTACAGTGATTTTGTAGGTTGTGCCATTGATGCCACCGGAAATAATCAGCTTTAGCAAAGGATCATTTACAAAAACTGATTCGATGGTCAACCCCGCTTGATCCACGGTAGCGCTGGTACTTTGCACATTGTCGTTATCCGTTAGCCATTCGCTGTAATCGATGCTGTACGAAAACACATCAGCCGGTTGTTTTGTAAAGTTTCCAAGGATCATGCTGTCACCATCATGGTTCTATCTTCAAAAGGAATAATCATGTCACGCGAATCGCTTGGCACGGTCATGTAGCGCTCGGCTGGTGCGGGTATGTCTGAGTTAGAAACGGCATAAGCATTCCCTACCATCGCGGTAGCGGTGTCGTTGACTGCACCCGAACGGATTCCGGTGGCGGTAATTTGGGCTACAACAACCGCAATCGCTGTTGTGTTACCTGCGTGTTTTTGTTTGGCGCTGGCATTGCCTGATGCAAAAGCGTTATTGACTGCATCGGCTCTAAACTGCGTTCCATACAAATCGGCAATTAGAAAACCATTCGCCTGACCTTCAGACATTGCAAACACTTTTCTAACACCAATGGCGGCAATGTTTGCAGAAAATGCGTCTGCCAAAGCGTAATCAACATATTTAATACGCGCCTTTGGGTTATAAGCTGCCGCTACCGCATTAGCGCTTGAGCGTGGCAATACAACACGAGTCGCTTGGGCTGTTGCGGTCGCTCCGCTAGTGACATTAACCTTTCCATGTAAAATGTAAGTCGGTGCAACCGCTTGGGCGGTGTTTTGACCGAGCGCAACCGCTTTGCCAAAGTAGCGAACAAACGATTTTGAAGCGCTGGTTGCATCCGCAAAATCAAACGAACCGATGGTTGCAATGATTTTGATACGGTCTTGTGGAATAGTGCCGGTTGCGGTCGATGTTGCATTTAGCACATAGCCATCGTGGTTGTAATACGAGTGGCCTGATGCCTTCTTGCTTGCCTCTGCCCGTGTGTATTCGACTCCGGCGTAAATGCCTTGCACTAAGACGTAACGTGTGACTTTTCCGTAAGGCTGATTGGGTGAAGCCAAACAATTGGTGTTTGATTTCCCAGGAAACACAACATGCGGTTTGCACAAAACAACCGAAGCGGCTGATGTTGCGCTGGCACTGCCAATAGCTTGTGCGGTTAGCGCCTCACCCGTTGCATGAGCATCACCGCCAGCTTGGCCAAATACGTCGCGCCGAATGGCTCCCGCACCAAACGCCGTCGCCGTGGCATTGCTTTTTCCTGCAAAGAGCGTTGTTGGATTAACCGCAAAACTGACACCGGCTTGCCCCGTGGCTTTGGCGACAATTTTTTGCCATTCAGTAATGTGAATGCCAACAACTGCGTCACCGTAGGCAAAGCCGTGGGTGGTGCGCGTTTGATTGGCGCTAATAACGGTGGCAACAGCCGTAGCAACCACAGCGGCGCGAACAATCCAATTAGGAACTGTTGCGCCGTTGAGGATTACGCCATTGATTGACCCCGTGTTCACGCGAACCTAAGCCGTTTTTTAGTCTAGGCCAAAGACAATCGCGTTAGCCGCGAAAGACAACACGTCGCCAGGGCTGAGTGTTTTTGGTGCCGACAATTGGGCATAAAACAAACGGTTGCCGTTGGTCGCCGCATCAAACAATGCCAAGTGCGTGATTGTGACAGACGCCGACGCATTACCGTTGGCTGGGAATGTCAACGCCGCTGTGTTTTTGGTCTGGCCGTTGGCATCAATTGACGTCCATGCGGCTGATTGACGCGCGTAACCGGTGTAGCTGGTTTCTGTGCCGCCGACCGCTTCACCTGGATCAGACTCGAACAAGCCGACGTAAACGGTGGTAGGCGGTGTAATGGCGTTGTTGCGCAAGAAATGCTCAACGATTTTTTCTTCAAGGTAATTACTAAAAGCACCCATGATATTTTTCCTTTCAGTTAGCTTGGATTCGGTGTGACGTTAGGGTTGGCTGGCGCCATAAAATTCGGGTTAGCACCCGTTTCCACCTTGGCTTTGCCGGTGAGCGCAGCGAGATAGGCAGACTGGTGAGCCGCAGCGCGATTAACGTCAGCGGCGTACTCGGTATCTTTGCTATACGCGCGGTACAGCATGTAGTCGAGCAACACGGTTTGGTAAATGTCATCGATGGAAATGGTACTTACCAATGTTGCGTCAACGGGTGTCGCGGCATAAACCGCTTCAACATACCCTTGATTGATTGAAGGTTGCGGTGGATAAACGTAGAACGTCTTTGGATCAAGAAAGTTATAGATGTAGTGTTTGACTGTTGCCGCAGCATTGGCAATATGCCAGTCGGGTACTTGCGCATCCAAAATTTCTCGCATCACGATACGGATTGAGCGCCCAGCGGTGTTTCCGTCCAGTCCCATGTTGCGCACAATGTCAATCAACTGCACCGCGTCGGCAGGCAGTGATTGCTTGGTGCCTGTTGCCAGTTTTACGGGAATGTTCTTGACGCATGAGTTCGGTTTAAACAACACGGTTTCGCGCTGTCCATCATTGAGCCAGCCAAGGAGTTCATCGGCAGGCCAGCGAACGCCAGTGGTGTCTTGTAAGATGGTTTGCGCTTTTGAAATGATCGATGTAACGGTTACGGTTGCCATAAAATTCTCGATTAGTGTTGCGCTTTAACGCGAGCAGCAGATCGGCCCAGCGAACTGACAGTGTTGTTACGGGCGTTTGCAATGGCGCCTTCAAAACGTGTTCGACGGTCTAGCCCGTTGGCCGGATCAGACCACGGCTTATTGGGCATAAGCATCAATTTGGCAAGTGCGCCGTCAGCCAATGCGTAGATGTATTGGCTAAAAATCCATTTCGGAAAACTGGTGGCGCTTTGACTTGGTTGCAGTGCCAGTGTCATGGTTAGCCCTTTGTAGATATTGGCTTCTGGGATACCGGCCAAGATGATTTGATCGGTATCGATTTGGGCGTAATACTTGGGCGTTGTCTGGGTTGTGCGCCAGCCTGGTATTTCTGCATCCAGTTGGATAATGGTTTTGGCTTCCAGTGGCACGTTGTTGTGCAGCGCGTTCATTACCACCGAGACATCCGCGCTCGCGGGCGGTTCAAGGTCGTAATAGGCTTCACCCGCCACCACGTCAATAGGGTCAGGCAGATATTGCCAAATCCAAGAACCCGCGCAAAAATCAATTACCGCACGCTTGATTGCGTTTTCGGTCACAGGGTCGGACGGGTCAGCGTTCAAAGACGGCAACACCTCGTCGAGCAGTTCTGAATACTTGATATTTGCCACGGTTAAAGCCCTATTGATGGTGAGCTTAGTATCACTTGCCTGTGACTATTTGACTGCTATTCAGGCACGCCAATCGACACATCTAAATCACGTTCCCATTCTTCAATCTGGTCGATCATGTCTTTTTTGCTTTTGTTGGTGCTTAGTTCCTTGTTCCATTTGTTCAAGGCATAGGCGGCCAACTCAGACTTGGATAACGTTTCAATTGGTTTGGAAAACACCTCTGGATCAATAGTGACATCGTTGCCATCTTCATCGGTCACTGCAATGGATACCGGCTTATCGACTGCCGCTTGATCCTTGGGGTTTTCAAGCTGCCATTGATCGGGATATTTCAAAAGCAATTTGGCTTGTGCGTCGGTCACTTCCTGCACGTCGCCTTTACCGAGCCAGGTTTTACCGGAGCGTGCGATATTGTCGTAAGCGGCGGGTTTATTGCCGACATAAACCAAAGGAATAAGTCTTGTCATGTTCTATTCTCCAAACAAAAAAATAGGGGCAAGCCAAAGGCAAGCCCCCATCGTTCACTCAAGACAATTACTTGCCTTTGAATTCATAGGTAGTCACTACGTCAAGCTGACCGGATGCAACAGCGCCGCCAATGGTGGCGGTGATGTAAGCGTCATAAGCCAACACGACCGGTGCAACCGCACCTTCACGAGTAGCCGCAGCAGACGAAGTGGATGTTGCAGCCAATAACGCGGTAGCAGAACCACCGGACTCGCCATTAACGTACTCATAACCCAAAGACACGGTTGTGCTGGCGCCAAGGGCAGCGTTCACCAACTTAATGTCATAAATCTTGGTACCTGCGTACACTTTGTTCAAGCGTACTTTGTCGCCAGACGCCGCACTAGCCAAAGTAATGTAGCCGTGGGCATTAGCCAACGGGCAATCACCGCTGTAAACGGTATCAAGCAAAGAAGGGGCATTGATAGTTGCCATGTTCAAATCTCCAAAAGTTAAGTTCAGAATGGGGGCGCGTTACCACCCCCAGACTAATTAAGAGCCAAGCAGTGTGCGACCTGCGGCTGATGCTGGATCAGGCGCATAAGAGTCCACTACTGCTACACCAAAATCGGTGTCAGCGCCGTCGATTTTGAAGCGGATTTTGGCTGAACCAGTCATAGCCGCTGCGACCGTTTCGATACTGTTGCCGTGGTCAACTTCTTTTTCACTCCAGTCGTAGAAGTAATCAGAAGCCGATTTACCGTAGGCTTTAGCCATCGCTTGCGCACCGACAATGATCGCGCGGTCTACTGGTTGCGCTGTTTGCACAGTGCTTTCAGTGTAAGTACCGCCGTCAGAACCACCGGTATCTTTAATCACGTTGTCGCCAGCAGCGAAACGGATTGCATAACGGTTCAAACGTTTGATCAATACGCCATTCCACATGATGGTTTCGTAGGCGTCGAACAATGGATGTTTGTTGGTGCCTGCCGCTGATTTACGCTCGAAAGCATATTGCGCCGCTTGTCTCCAAGTGGTTTGGCCGGTACGCGCTTGCAAGTACAACCATTGGCGTTCGGTCACGAACATAACCCACAAAGGATCATTCCAAGCACGGTCGTCGCCTTTGACTTTGACAGACTGCATCACAATCGGGCTTTCACGCAATTGCGCCACAATGCGGTCGATGTCTTGCAAGGTCAACGCATCGTTAGTACCGATGTCATCTGGGCCAGTTGCATCGTTTGCCGCGAAGTAACGGTTTTTGGTTGGTGCTTTCACGCTGTTGACCATGATTGCGCTAAAGTCTGGATCAGCTTGAGAAGGGATAACCCAGTCAGTGGTTGATTGCGCACCACGGGCACCTGCCAAGTGAACCAAGGCAGTTTGATCTTCCAGACGTTGCATCCATGCTTGGATACCAGCCATGCTGATATTACGCAAGTTGTGGACGGTACGTTTTTGCGTCATACGACCACCGGAATCAGCACCACCACGGACTTGATCGATGCGAACATCCATGCTTGAGTAAGTGAGCTGCATCATACGACCCTCAATACGAGTGTCGCCCATGACAGGCTTACCTTGCAGAATGTTGAACAGGTCAATCGATACGGTGTCACCAGCGCCTTTAGCCAAGTCACCCGCTTTCACGATTGGGTAATCAGGGCTTGTTTGGCCTTTGGTTTTAGCAGCGAATGAGCCTTCTTTCGGCATTTCGCCAGACAACAGATTCATAAAGCCAGGGGAGTGTTGCACGCGAGTGAACAAACCCACTGAATAGATTTTCCGCGCGAGAGCGGAACCGACAGGGATATTGGTAGACATTGCTTGTCCTCGTTATTTACACAGTTTGAAAATACGCATCCATTTGATCGGGTGTCATGCTGGAAAACTTCTCAGCCAGTTGTAGGGCTGTCATGTTTTCCGCAGCTTCCCGTTCGTCTTGGGCGGCGTGTTGTCCTGCCGCTGCCTCAGAAAGCGAAGTAGGCACATTGGTGCGGTTCTTCTTGGCGGCTTGCGCGGCCAATGCTTGCGCTGCTTTTTGTAGCTCGGCGGCACTTGGTTGCGTAGTTGACTGTTGACCAGGCATTTCAATCGGGCCGATTGCCGCTTCCACCATTTCGGCGACTTTGGCAAACCGTTCTGAGAGTGACTTTTCAGCCCAAGCAGGTTGATTGCGTAGCGTTTGGTCGAACTGGCGAGCCAACTCGAACGCTTCGGGATCACTGGCTTGGATGTGTGCGAGCTTAGGCACTGAATCAATCGCTTCTTGCACCGACTCGGTAGCGTTTTGCGCACGTTCCGCCTCTTGGCTTCTCACACTTTCTTCAACGGGGACTAGTTTGGCTTCCAGCGCTTTGGCCGCAGCCATTGACGCCATTACCGCTTTGTACACCGTCGGAAAATCCTCTTTCAGAACTTCTAAATCCTCATCGGATATATCATTCACAGCCGATTGCTCAGTGGTGCGGGCGCTTTCACCGTTGTTCGCCCCTTGATTTCCAGATTGAACTATCTTTTCCAGAGCGGTTACACGGTCTTGCATTTCCTTGGCCAATTGCTCGGCGCGGGTGCGTTGATCGCGTTCGCTTTTCAGTACCGAATACGGGATAACGTGCTTGCCATCCTTTGTAGCGATACCTTCGGGTTCGGGTTCGTTCTGTTTTTGCGTTTCTTGCTGTTGCCCTTCGTCTTGCTTGGTTGTCGATTCTTCGACCTTTGGCGATTCTTCGGCTTTTGGTGCAGGTGTGTCACCCGATTCCAATTGCTCAAAGGCTTTTGCCAAATCTTCTGGATTATCAGAAAGGTTTTCTAAATCGATCATCATTTCAGTCATTACTAGCTCCACTTATCGTGTTGGAATACGGATTTGCGTAAGGCGAGGCCAATAACCCATGGCGGGGATTCTTGCCTTTACTGGAAATCTCAATATAAAGCGGCCAGAGCAATTCGACTGTTAGGCAATAGGCAAAAAAAACCCCACCGAAGTGGGGCTGCTAGTGGTCGCATCACTTTCTAGGATAAAAAATGCAATTTATAGACGGTACTCATGTACAAGCCTTCAATTTCGTCGATGATGTTATGCAAGGCGGTTTCATCTTTTGGGATAGCCTCATAACGATAGCTATGTAACCAGTCGCGTTGGGCGTCCAGCTTATCTACGATAGCCTCATCACCTTCATTGGCGGATAACTGAATATCAATCAATCGGCGATACCTGCCTTGGTAGGCTTCGGTTAAGGTGTCGGCCAAGTCGATAATGCCGTTATAGAAATCGTCCAACGCTTTATGCTGCGCGTAGCTGTGCGTTTTCAGGTGCCCGATATGCGCCAAATCACGGGCTAAAAACAAAGTACCGATAATGACGCCAACTTTATCCGCTGCCATGATTACACCTCGGCCACAATGCCGGTGGCAGTCGTGCCGGTAGCCCATACCCGTTTTACTCTCAAGGGGTGGCGGCCTGCAATCAAGTTGGCATAGGTCACAATCGAACCGTCAAACAAGGTCACTTTAACTGCACCTGCCACGCTGACATACAAGCTCAATGTGCATTCGGTTAAGTCGGTGGTGTCGTTAGGCGTGACTGCAAACGCGCCTACCACTTCACTGGCAATGGTGCGGTTTTTGTTCGTGTGTCGGTCTTTGATAGTCGATGACATGATCTTTCCTTATTGAGTTTGAATAGCTGGCGCTTGAACGTCTACTTTTGGCGTTCTGACAATCGGTTCATATTTGGCGCGGGTTGATTCGGTTTGCACCTTTTCCGCCTCTGCGTTGGTTTTACGAATCTGCGCCGCTTTTAACGCACTATCCAAAACAAACGCTTTTTGAGCCATGTCTTGTTGGATAGCCGCTGCTTGTTGTTGGGCTTGCATAGCCGCTTGCTGTTGCTCTGGGTCTTGGATGCCCACGGCAGCGCGTATGCGGTCGGCCAGCATGTGACGTTTTGGCATATCGGTGGCTTCAATCACAAAATCCACCACCTGCGCCTGCAATTGAGGCGGTAACGACTTGGTAATCTCGGTCATCATCTGCAACTGTTGCATCCGGTAAGTCGGTGTACTTGGAACGTCGTCCAATACGATCTTGGCTTTGACCTTGGTCACGTTGTTGACGATGGTTGGCTGTCCGGTTTCTTGATCAACCGCAGGCATATTGAGCGGAATAACTTTTTTACCTTTGCCCTCACCAATAGTCACTTTGTTCGGGCCTTGCATCAGGTTTTGTTTGACCATTTCAAACAACATTTCGCCCACAATCCGACGTGCGTAAGCGTAGTTGTCGTTAATCTCGGCCAGTGTATTAACGCCCTGCTCGATCAAGCTATTGATAGCTAGACCGGATGACGCGCCGGATTGCTGGCCTTGCATCGATTTGTGAATACCGGACGCTTCGGCAATTTCTTGCTTGGCTTCCTGCATTACTTGGAATTGTTGTGTTGCCAATTCACCGCCTGGTTCTACCCTAAACTGACTGGTAGGCTTGCGATTGGCATTCATAATCACATACGCGTCAGGACGGGCCACTTCTTGAGAGGCTTTGGCGTGATCCAGCACGGCGTCCGAATCGGTGATCACGCGGCGGCTGTTCAATGCCCATAGCATTTTGGATTTACGCGCGTTGACTTCATCTTGCGGTGACACCATCGTGCGCACCAAACCGTAAGGCACGTTGGTCAAATCTTCGCGGTGTCCAAAAAACGGCACATACGGGAATTGGTTGTGTTTGTACGGGCTAGGCACGTCATATAAGAAATGTGGCCCCGTGTACCATGCCAAACGAACCTTTTGGAACGTGGCTTCTTTGATTTGGGCAATCCCTGACACAATCGCTTCATTGTGGCGCGGGTTGTTAAAGTCGGCTTCCATCGTGGTGCCGTTGGGCAAGGTCATTACATAACCACGTACCCATTTGCGGTACCAGATTTCATACAGGCAAATACGCATCCGCTGAATGTCGCGCCAATCGACGGCAGCAATACGGGTATCGCGTTCGATTTCCCATGACTGCACTAATCGGCTGTCTTGTTCGAGCAATGGATCAAAGCCAGCCCAGCCGCCTGTGGTCATTCTGAATAGGCCGGCATATTGCGGCATAAGGGCGATTGCGTGTTCCAGTTCTAGCCAACGTCTGCGGATCAGATACCGTGAGTCGGATAAGTCCGGTTGTTCTGAGCGCCAATCCCAAAAGATTTCGCGGCGGTGAACGTAACGCACTCGGTACGGACATTTGAACGGATCGTGTTCGCGTGCGACTTCCACCCAGCCTAGCCCCGCCTTGATTTGCGCGGCGTAGGCGTCTGACACGGCACGGTCTGCCCGTGATTCGATTTCAGCGTGTTTGAGTTTGACGGTTAGCGCTTCGGCTAGATCGTCGTCGCATTCTTCATCATCTTCTGGACGCACGCGCCAATCAGTACGGGCTTTGGCTTCCATACCCAGCACCGTATCAATGGTGGGCTTGATGATATTGGTGATAAGCGGCGGTTGCCCACGGTCTTTGAGCTTTTCTACCGTTTCGGGTGATAACTGGTTGCCGTCGTAATAGTCGGCGGCGCGGTCGGCTTCTCGACGCCAATGCGGTTGATGCTTAATTTCACGCAAGAACATCTCGACCTGTGCGCGAGGCAAAGCCGTGTTCTCAAGATCATCAGGAATCTCGTTTGGGTTTTGGTTATCGGTTGGCGCTTCGCCAATAACAACATCACCATTAGGCCTCTGGTCTGCTTGAAACCGCTTTGCCATGGTGGGGCCGCCAGCATTTGCACCTGGATAACCTGCCGAATCGCGGTCTATTGCCGCGTTTGTCAATTGAATGTCGCCTATAGGCATGGGATTTTCCAGTTATTCTTTTGCCGAGTGTATTTTGTGGGCTGTCTGACTATTTGACTGCTAACCTGCACGCCAGTCGTGATCACGGCGAGGGTTTAAGTATCCTTTTTGCGGGTCGGGTGGTGTGATGGCATAACGCAACATCATCATGGCGTAACGGCTGGCCGATATAGAGTCGTCGCGCTCTTTAACAATCTTGCCGTCTTTGCGGTGATAGAGTTGGCGCTCTGATAGCCAGTCTTTTTGGTTGCTAAACACCTTCCAGCGTCCGGTTTGCATCCGGTTGAGCATTTCCAATACACCGGCCTCAACACTGGTACGCGATACCTTGTACCCGTTTTCGTCGCCTGTTTCTGGGAACTGCGCCATTTCGTGCAACATGTTGACGCCTTGCACGCGGTATTGCTCGGCCAACTGAATACCAGAGCCTTTGTCGTGTTGTAAGCCGTCGTGCGGCCATGCACACGGTATCCAATGACCTCGCTGCGTAATCAGTGGCGCAATTTGCAAAGGGATGGATTCGCGAATACGGATGCTGTCATACAGATAAACAATGTCGTTGTCTCGATCCCAAGCCAGCCACACCACCGCCGTGGGGTGATCCCAGCCAAAGTCGATGCCGCAAATGACAGGCCAAATATCGGGAATTTGAAACGGATCACACACAATGGATTCTTCGGTGACAGGGAAAATCAAGCCCGAACCCATGATTGGAATCCCTTTGGCACGGGCTTCTCGTTCGTGCGCTGGGTAACTGGCAATGATTCGCTCTTTATCTTCTTCGCTGTAATGCCCAACGTCGTCGATAGTCATGTTGATGTCAACACGGTCAGGGTTAGTTTCAAGTAAGAAACGGCTGACTACATCGGACATACCCAATAGCGGGGTGAACGTGATCCAGACAATCCCCTTGGTGGCGTTTGTTCTGGTCAATACTTCGGTGTAAATATCAATCGGTGGTTCTTCGTCAAGCGCGGCAAAGTCGAGTGTCTCGCCTTGCAGCTTTTCCCGTCCCTGCTCGGCTGACTTGAAATAGATACGGCTCAGACCACCGGACACATGCTTAACAAACACGCAATCGACACAATCGGCCACGCCTTGCGCACGTTTGATGTCAACAATAAGCTCTTGTGGAATAGTGCCTGTTCCCCATTCACCAGGTCGGCCAAGTATCAAGCGCTGCATCGTGTCGCGGGTCGATTGCATGGATTGCCCAAGCGCCCAGCCCGTTACACCTCTTGACCATCTTTTTCCTTGCCACCAATCAGGGTACAGTCCGGTTAAGTGATAGGCACACTCATACGCCGATGACCACGTTTTACCCAACTGATTACCCGCACGAAACAAGCGCTCACGAAATTGATCACCGCTGTTGTGAAATTCAATCTGTTTGGAATAAGGCTTGTATCGGGCCAGCTTGTTTTTGTCCTGCCTGCGCTTTTGTTCTTGCAGCAGTAGCAGTAGGGCTTTTTGTTTAGATACGTTTTGTAGGTGTTTGGGAAGTTCAACCTGCATCAATCAGTAACCCCGTTTCTTGGGCCAATTGCGCGGTGATCCTCGCTATATCTTCATCGGTGAGATTGGCGTAATCATCTGGCTTGGTTTCTTGCGGCTTGAATAAGCCCATGGTGTCACCCAGCATACGCAATGCCGTGTTAGCGCCTGGTGCATCGAACTTGAATTCTCCCGACGGTTCGCCGTTAATCATCACGGGTTCAGCTTGCATACATCTGTCAACCACGGACATGAGGCGTGTAATCACCCACTCACGATCAAGACCGGATTTTAGAATCGCGTTTTCGGTGGCAATGGCTGACAGTTCAGCGATGCGAGAACGCACGTCGGGCATTTTCTCCCACTTGTTGCGGATGGTTGAGATGGTGACTTTGGCACCACTGGCAACCAGTGATTCTTTCATGTCCATGCCCAACGCACGGGCACGACAGTAGGCTTCTTGCTCAATGGTTAATCTGCCGACACCCGCCATTGTTCCGTTAATCCGGCGAGTACCTTTTTTTGAGCCGCCTTTAGGTAGTTTCTTTGGCGTGCCGTCTTTCTTAAGCTGCGCCATTACTTGACTGACAGGTGAAACAAACTAAATACAGTGGTACCCAACAGCCCGATAATGCCGATTACGCCCGTGATTACCCAGCCTTTGACCATCTTGAGCATCGGCATTTCCGTTTCCATGCCTCTGATGCGTTCTTCGTGTTCGTCGATATGCTCAAACGCCCGTGACAACGCTTCGCGCGTTTCGATGTGCTTTTGCTCCAGCGCTGCCAACTGAACTAGATTATCCGATATGGCTTGCAGCGTTTTTTCGATCATGCTTAGCCGATATTGAGTTAATTCGTCGTTGTTTTGTTCGCTGCTCATTACTTTGTCTCTAGTTGTGTCCTTACGGAATTGATAACCTGCTCCCGCGTCAACACTGCATCAACGAGCGCGTTTTGTTTAGCTTTGCAATCTTTATAAATCTGGTTGGCTTCGGTCAATGCACGGGCAATATCGTATTGATCGCCTGATGTCAGCGGCGCAACTGTGCCTTCGCAGCGCGTGAGTAGATCACTACTGACTGGCGGCGAGATCAGCGTTAAGCGCGTCGCGCAACCCGACAGGCAAATTGCAATCGATGACAGTAGGATCGTTTTGGCGTACATGAGCGGTTTCCTTAATGATTTGCTGCAAACTGGCGGCGTGTTGCTTATTGGCGGCCAACTCCGCTTGTAATTTGGTCACGGCTAATTGATCGGTGGCTTTGGTGGTGGATTCCACCACGGTTTGCACGGTGTCTTGTTTAGCTTGGACGGCGGCTTGTTCGACGGCTACCAAATGCGCTTTGTATTCGTAGCCGGAGGCGAATGAGGCAAGCAAGGCAACAGCCAGACCTGCATAAAAGTAGGGATTGATTAGCCCAAACATACCGAATGCCCCCATGATTGAAATTTAGGTTGATGTTTGAACAGGATTCGCAGCGGGTATTCTTCGTTTTCACGCTGATTAGCTGCGGTAATACCTGGGTTCAAGTGTCCGGTGGCTTGCCAGTTGGTCGGCGTGATCGAAAGCTTTTGGCGTTTGTACACATAGCCAAGTCCGCCGTTGTAAGCAGACAAGGCAAAGTGCCATTTGTCACATTCGGTATCACCTTTGACACGCTCATAGAGCCAGCGGTCATACCAAACACCTGCGCGGATTGCCCACGCTGGGTTAAACGGATCAACCACGCCCCAGTGATTGACGGTTTCAGACCAGTTGGCGGTTGCTGGCATAAACTGCATCAACCCTTTAGCGCCTACTCTGGACAGAGATAGCGGGTTCCATGCCGATTCTTGTTGTATTTGCCCAGCGATTACCGGAACGGGCGCTGGAATACCAAAGCGAAACTGAGCCTCGCGGGTTATTTGCGGTCGATATTGATCCGCTGGCGCACAGTGAGCGGGAATAGCAAAGACAGGCGCAAAGCTGGCGATAAATACAAAGGCGGCAATGATGATGCCCGATTGGATACGTTTTGCTTTGCGCTTGGTCATTGCCTTACTCCACAGACTCAAACAGCCTTTGTTTCAACTCGTAACCCATCAACGGCCAAATTTTGTTGACTGCATTTTGACGGGCAATCTTTCTGCCGATTTCAGCATCAAAATTTTCGCGGCTGGCGCAAGCTGATTCGCCTGTAACAGTAAAGCCGTTATTTAAAACTAATACACAGAAAGTCAACATACCTAGCGTTGTGTGATCGTCATCAGGTACTTCTACGCCTTCTCCGTTACCATTAACGCCTTGCCGTGCAACAAAGTAGTAACCGCTTTTGATATTTGCTTCAATATCCGCTGGCGTTACGCGCGGAGCTGTTAAGCCTTTGTTTAGGATTTCTTGTTCGATTTGTTTATCTGACATAAGTGTTATTCCGTTGTTTTTGGCAGCATTAGAACTGCGTCCGGTTCAGTGTTCTTGAAGTAGTCGATCATGTACGACGGATCGTGTGTTGTGCTAAGCATTTCTACCGACGGCTGATATGCGGTTAGTCCGTCCTTACTTGTTTTCCATGTTCCGCCAACGTATTTGCCGCCGACTCCATTGTCTGTGTTGTGGTAGATTGACTGATCGCTAAATGTTGGGTGGTTTGGCTTTTTGAACTCGTCACCTGCGTGGCCATTTTCGGCTGAGAATACGTTTTCACCGTATTTTTTAAAAGCGCCTTGCAGGTCGTAGTCGATATTGTCGTTAGCAAGGTTTCGTCCAATGCGACTTGATTCTTTAGCAATCCACTGTGCGTACGCTTTTGTTTGATCGTCGTCCAGATTCGTATTGAAATTGCTCTTAAAATATTGATCTTCTGCAGTTAGCTCTTGCTCTGACATGTCTTACTCCGTTACCAGTTGCCAATCATCGGCCAACAAATCCGATTGTCCTGGCAGCCAGTTGGTGATGACGTCGGTGTTGACCACGACAGCAATGAATTTATGATGACTGCCAGCGGTGGCGAGTATTAGGTGCGAGTTCACGGGCTGATTCCACCCGTCGCGCTTAATGCGTTTGCCGTTAAGCAGTTCTTCTAGCGCCTGTCCGAATCTCATTATCAAATCCCCATTGATCCGGCAATGATTACGGCGCCGATAAGCACAGCACGCGCCAGCTTTTCAGTTGGGCTTGAATCGGTGACGACACGACCGATTGCATTGCGGCTAATCCAATAGCCAACCCAAGCCAACGTAGTAACGTGGCCGAGTTTGTAAGTGACGGTTTGAACGGCTGGGTAATCGTTGCCGATAACCGTTGCAAGTGCATACATGGCAAGGCCAGTAAGCAGCCAAGCAATCATGCGTAGCGTTCCGATTTGTTTGTTAGTTGTCATTGAGTGATCCTCGCGCGTTAGCGTCGATAGTATTGGCGGTTTGGCTATTTGATGTGCTTTCAGCCAGTAGCAGACGATCAGCAACCAAGGTGGCATAACCAGCAATATCAACCCAAGAATCAGCGTAATTAGGATCACCATTCACAATGCGTCCAAGTTTGTGGGCAATCATTTCGAGCGCTTCCGTTTGATCGTCTGACAGTAAATTTCTGCAATTGGCAAAGATTGTGCGTTTAAGTTCTTGGGTAATGCGTGCGTGTTCGTCGAACGATCCGTAACGCTTGCCGCGTTCGTTTAAGGTGTCGTGAATATCTGTCATGGCCTTCTCATGTTTGCAAAGATTCGCGCCAATAACAGCGCTGGGTTTTCTTTCGCTTCTGATTCCACCAACTTTCCCCAACGAGCGGTAAATTTGCGCCCAGTGCGAGCGATCTTTTCCATGTTGAACAGCGCATTGAGCGCGTCAATCGTTTGGCGATACGTTAAGTCGGTCAGTTGCGCGATTTCGTGACCTGTGAGCGGTCGATTTTCACGATCGATCACGTCCAGAACGCGCTGGCGGTATGTTTGTGTTGATAAATGACGTTTGGCGAGCACACGACGGCTTGCCATTAGTCAAACAACGGTGGCGCGATCACTGGATCGACGCTTAGATAGCTGCACAACGCAACGCGAGCATCCTCAGCCGAGCGGCAAACAATGAAGCGCCAGCCCTGTTGCTGGTAATGGTCGCGCCATTCTTTCTGCTCAGGTGAGAGTGATCCGCTTGCCGATTTCATTTCAATCAGCAAACCTGGCTCATTGTGCAAGCTCTTAACCGGTAGTGTGAGATCAGGCACACCGCGTTTAGCACCAATGGCTTTCATCTGGGCGCCAACCAGCGCCGAGCGATTACCGCCGTTTGGACAGTGATAGAGCCAGCGCAAATCAGGCATGAGTGAACGGACAGACGCTTTGTGCGTCCATTTCACCAGCCTTGCTTGTTCGGCTTCTTCGTTGCGGTTAGTTGTGCGAGTTGTCATCAGGCTCCAGCCGAGTTGTAAACGGGGTTAGCGTTCAGTCAATCGGTCGGGCGCTGATTCGGTCTGTGATGGGGATCGTTCTTGCGTTCTTGCGGTCGTTCGTTCAGTCGTTGAGGAATTCTAAACCATCGACAATCCTTCATCAACTTTTTTCTAAAAAAACATTGAATTCTCGAAATTCTCCAAATCCCTCAAAATCCCTCGCGGCGTAAAACGCCGTTTTCGCTTGTATATCAAGCACTTAGTCGCGTTTTAGACAAAAATCCCTCAATCCCTCGTTTTCTCCATTCTCAAAAACACATACACGATTCAATTTTTTTAGAAAAAAGGGGGATGGTGCGAGAATTTGAGGGATTGAGGGATTGAGAGAGAGAGAAAAGAAAAAAAATAATAATTATCTTAATATTTCAATACCTTACAGACCACCACGCCTGCTTTTTCCTGTTCTCCAAATTTGAGGGATTTCGAGAATTTTGAGGACAAATAAAATATTACGCGACTAGAGCTGCAATTATTTTATTGACAAAAGTTGAAAAAGTTGAGAAACTCTCAATCACGGGCTAGGACGGCCAGTATTTAGAGAAAGGAAAAAATGACTGACTGAACGCGAGGTATCAAAATGAACACGAATAATAAAATCGGCATGGCCTGCTTATTGGCCGGAATCTTTTCACTGGGTTGGACATTCGGACAACCTTCTACCAATGCGTGCATGGCATTGGCCACCACCACCCTAGCCTGTTTGTGCTGGACAGCGTGGCAACTCTCCGAGGCAACGGCAAAGATCGTGCTTTGTTACGGTTTGGTTGTTGGCGTGTTTGCGTCGGCGATTGCTGGCTTTATCGGTTAAGGGGGTTGTGATGATTGCCGATTTAATCAATAACGCCCAACACTCAACCTTAAAAGACATTGCTGCTAGCTATAAAACCCACGACGACCTGACACGTTGGGTAAAGCATTGCTTTAGAGAGCTTGGCGTTGAGGATGCTCATCAATGCTGGAGCGAACAATTCTATGACCTTCAATTGTCAGCCAACAAGTATGAAGCGGCCATGAGTCGCATATTGGACGCTGCTTGTTCGCAGTGGAATGAAATCGCAGCGGCGGAGTAATGGCTATGTATGAACAATGTTTCTTTTCAAAATCGAAAAATGTCGTCGTTGACGGCTGTGTGAACGGTGTAGGTCTGTTTGGCGGTCGGTCGCTGGATCAATTGGCCTCTGACTATCCAGACATTGAGATAGTGGACGTTGAGGCGGCGGTTGAAATTATGGACGCAGCAAACCGTCGGCCCGTTAAGGAAACCACCAAGGAGCAATACTGGTACGCACTGGAAGTATTGCCGCCTCAGAACTGGAAACAAATTACAGGCGGTGATTATTTCCAAATGTGCGAATACTGGTCGGGTGACATCACCACCTACTATGCCCAATGGCATGACCGCTACTACACATGGATGGATAACGCATGGATGAAGCCAGCCGATGTGCTGGCTAAGTTGGCTGAGTTTGGTGGTGCCGCATGATGTACAACGGAATTGAGCTGGTAGACATTCCAAGCGGTATGGGCGGTCATTTTCCTGCTGCGATTGCAAATGACGAAGGTGACACGTTGAAAGTCATTTGTTTACATCCTGATTACTACAACAACTGGGTTTTGCAGGTTAAACGTAGTCAAGTTAAACCGTTTAGTTATCGATTGACTGATGACATGAAAAAAATAATAGACGAACGGTTTGTTAATGAACCCCCATAAACACCACTGGCTATTTTTAAGAATATCGGACGACAGTAGTGGCAATCGGTTTACTTTGTACCAATGCCGCCGCTGTTATCTGATTTGCCAAGTCCCCACTGAATTGATAGGTAATCGTTATGAAAACAAAAGACAGAATCGCCACTCATATAAATAGTAACGTGATTGGTCGCGTGAACGCTCAATGCAAAAGCATGGGGCTGAATGCCTCACAGATTAGCCGATGCGTAGCCGTGGCTTTGGATTCACTCGAACGCGGATATTCGGCTGTTAAATCGGTTGATAAGGCGCTGGTTAGGGCTAAGTCAATAAAGGGTGTGGCGGTATGAGTTGGTGCATAGATAATAGCTGTGGCACGACGTATAAAGAGATAATCACTAAGGTTGATGGGGGGGTGCTATGAAAGGCTTAATTTTTTTACTCTCAGTGGCCGCTTTGTCAGGATCAAAAGCGTTTGCAGGTGAGGCCGAATGTCTGCGTGACATTATGGCCGCCGAAGGTCGCACGTTTGATGGCGTGGTAACGGTTGGACAAGCTGCCGTTGAAAAAGCACACGATGAACGCTCTACCATCTGCGAAATGGGCGGGGTGCATCGTAAACACCCAATCAAGGAAATGACCGACTACTACCTAATGTTGGCTCGTCAGTTGATTGCTCACCCGTCACATTCAATGAGCAAAGGTTCAGATCATTGGAACAAAGGCACTAAGCCCCAGTTTGACGGCACAGTTAAACGTCACACAGACGGACAGGTATTTTATGTGTTGGCGCCAAGGGGGGAGAAATGAGTAAGCATACAAAAGGGCCTTGGGAAGTTACGCCAAACGCAAGAGGAGGATTTACGATACAAAGCGGCGATGGATTAACTGTGGCTATTACCCCGGCGCCGTGGGGATTTACGACAGAAGATGCGGCACGAATTTGGGAAAAAAGACAAAATCCACATTTAATCGCCGCCGCACCTGATTTGCTGAAAGCGTTAGAGCAAATTGCCGCTTATCCAAAAACTAGGGCCGACGAATTGGATGCAAGTTCAATGCGCGATATTGCCAGAACAGCAATCGCCAAAGCCAAAGGAGAAAACGAATGAGCCTTAGACACCTTATGACCACTCGGCAAGTGGCTGAAAAGAACGGTGTGACAGTTGGCACGGTATCGCGTTGGTGCCGTGAAGGGGCTATTTTTCCAATCATTTTGATAAACGGTATCTGGATGATCGAGCCGTTTCACCGCGTGAACAAGAATAAAGGCAAGGTAGGGGCGGGACGGCCACCAGGTTCGAGAAATCGCCGTCCGTACCCAAAGGGAGTTAAACGGCCTCGGAAACCAAAACCCGACGCCGCTGTTTAATTTCCCGCTTGATGAGCGCAACATTCGATTGCGCTCTTTTTGCTTTTTCAGTAAATAACTTTTCTAACTGTTTAAGTTCGTCAATATCGAAGTGCTTAAACTCTGCAGGTTGCTGTTTCATCGCTTACTCTTGGTCTGTCTGTGTAGATACTGACGCATTCTTAGCCCCGTTTCAAAATCGACCTTCTCTGCCTCTGTCATGGGCCTTGCTGGTGAAAAGCCTTTCATCCAGTTTGAGCCGCGTTTTTGTCTGGGTTTAATGAGCCTGTCTGCCATAACGTTTCCAAGTTTCAGTAGTATGCGTGCCATGATCCAATGCTTCTATCAATTTGAACCCGTGGTAAGGCATATCAAAGTAACGCGCGTTCTCGTCTGTGTGCAGCACGGGAATTCGCTGATGTATAACAGTTCGATAAATATAGTCCGCTGTATTCAAAGCCTCTTTATACAAACGCTCGCCACCAATTACAAATGCCTTTTCATGTTTAAGCCGCTGGGCTTTACCGATAGCACTGATTAAGTCGGTGGCTAAGATTCGATCACCTTGATGACTCCACCGTGCGTTTGCACTGACAATGATATTAGTGCGATCCGGTAACGGCTGGAACGGTAACGAATCCCACGTTTTCCGTCCCATGATGACAGCGTGACCTTTGGTGATTGCTTTAAACCGTTTTAAATCCTCTGGGCAATGCCAAGGGATATGATCATTCAACCCAAACAATCCATTTTTATCGACTGCTACGATGATATTTACTTCCACACACACCTACCTTTGATGCTTAATCAATGACTGTTGGCCTTTGTCCAGTTCCCACGGGTATTCATTGCGGCAATTGGCACAAACCTTTTTTCTTAACGAGTAAAAAAGCAACATACCAAGGCCACATTTAGGGCATTTATCTTTCTCTGATGTCATAAGTTAATCCTGTGGTGGCGTGCAAGTGTGAACCCCGTCGGGATCGTGTGTTAGTCGTTTTCCGCACCGTGGGCAAAAGTTAAATACTAGCTTTGGTGGCGTGGTGTAAAGCTTTGCTCCTTTCGGCAACAACAAATCGCCAGTGTCTATCATTGCTGTGTATCCGTCATAACTTTCAGCAGCGTCAATTACTTCACCTACCGGATTTTCAATAACTAATTTATTCATCACTTAACACCTTATCCAACCATTGTTGTAATAATCCCGCTTGTTCGCGCACGGCGTAGCTTTGTTCCATTAAATCTAGTTGCTTGGCCCCTTGTTTGTGTCCAGCAAACTTAACCAACGTATCCGCTTCAATTTCTAGCGATTTAATTTCAGCCCTAATCTCGGCTAAACAATCTGTTTTCGCCTCTGCAATCCGGTCATGGATACCAAGCGGTACATCGTACTCACTCCAATATGCTGACGACCGTTCAAGTTCAACAGTTAGCTCTAATAATTTCTTTGCAACTTCAATGCTCATGCAATCACCACTAATTGACCGCCAGTTTCTACAACCAAACCAAAAAATATAAGTTCCCGAATGGCCTCTTTTACGACGTTCTCACCGTGTTTTGAAAATAGCGTCCGCAATTCGGCGCGGGTTTGGCCGCCTTGCTCATCAATCCGGTTAAATACTTGTCTGTTTAGTTTTCTGTTCAATACTCTTTCTTTATCCATTGTCTGTCATCCAATCTGGGGTTAGCGTTACGCAGTGTCGTTTCGGTCTACTGATACGGGCTTGTTCAAGCCGTTTTTTTTGTTGTCGTTGCATTTCGTTGGTGGCAAAACGACCGGACATAAATTTAACGAACGGATTTTCTAGGTTGATCGAAAAATTGCCAAGCGTTGGCGTTGAATCTTCTTTACGCTTACGCAGTACATGCCGAATGTCATCCTCGATATTGCGGGTGGCTTTGTAGTGCAATATTGCCGCTCGACCGTAAAGATAGCCGCCACCGCGCCCAGGCTTTTTGCCCACTGGTGTCGGAAAATGGAAAAGGTAGACGCGCAAAGAACGCAACCTAATCACATCAAATTCGAGAAGCTTGGCGGCTTCTTGTATTGTTACAAACTCACTCATATCTAAGTGTCCTCACTTTAAGTTCTCGGTCAAAGCCTGCGACACCGCTTTTATGTCGTCGGGCGCGGCTTGTTCCAAGGTTTCATATATCCGTCGCATTCGACCAACGCGGCGGTGTTTAGCTCTGCGGAATATCTCGCGATAATTGCCGCAAAATTCGTTGGTGATACCCGCTTCTAGCATCACCCCGTAGACTTCCATCAACTGCTTTTCTGATAGTTGGCAGATTTGATTTGCCAGTGCCATTAGTCAACATCCCCCAGCCAGTACATAGGACTCGGATCACCAAATTGGATACCAGGTGACATTGTGATAAGGCCCGAACCGATTGCTGTATCAATCAACTGCTCAAAGTCGCGGACTTTCATCTTCATCAGCTTGAGTAATTTCCCTCTTGGCATAGCGCCAGCCGATAGCGGTATTTTGTAGCGCTTATCATCTGCATAACGTTTGGCAAACTTGACGTACTCGACCAGTTTTTTAATGTCTTGATCGACTTGCGAAGCCACACGGTTTTTGCGCACTGCTCTAACCATGTTCATATCGAAGTGGCGCACAAAATCAATTGCCCATTTCAGGTGATCCGGCTTAACAATCTGCGCGTTCGGATCAATTGCTTTTGCCGCAATCATGGCCAGTCGCAATGATTTCTCAAACGTCCGGCCTAGCAACACGTCCAAGCCTTCCGGCTCAAATTCATCTTTCAATTGGTTTAGCTCTATCTCAAACGTGCGTAACAGTTCGCGGCAATCGGTATCAATGACCATAGGCACGGTGACAGCTCGCATTTCTGCGGCTGACAAATCCGATAAGTTACCGGCACGTTGAATAGGTGACGCAACTGCTTTGCACCAATCAATGATGGATTGAGGCGGCAACGGTGCATTGTTCATCTCATGGCGCACTAACTGACGCGGCTGGGTTGATTCGATCACCAGCAACCGACCCAAGAAACCATCGTGAACCAAATCATCGGTTAAGTTGCCGTAGAACGTGCCAGGTGTTGTGGCGCCCAATAGCGTGATGGCTGGGTTGTAAATCATCCGCTCGATGACTTCTTCATGCTTTTTTAATGTCATGCTGGAATACACGGGCGGACGTATGACACCATCCAACTTACCAAAGGCTTCAACCAACTTATCAATCGCCGCTTCACTGTTTGAATTGCCTTTACTGCGCGACATCTTTAACAGCTTGCCCATTTCGTCAATGATGGCGATATGTGCGGGTGACTTGAGTAAGGCACTGAACACCGCGCCAGCGGATGTATAGCCAGAACCCGCCACCATGTTTCCCAAACCTGCCGCGTCCAATATGATTTCAACGGCTGACTGCGGATATTCTTTGCCTTCGGTAGACTTGGCCACCATCACGACATACAAACTTGTAAAGTTACCCATGTTTGAACGGTAAATTCGCTGGGTAACGGTAGCGCCTAATGCCACTGCTGCCGCCACTGCCAGCTCCGGTTGATACTTTGGTGCGGTGTTGCTGATCCAGCGTGCCACCTCGCCTAATATGCCTGGTGGATTTAACACAAAGTTGGGAATCGCCTTTGCCGGTGCTTCACTGGTGGTGGGCGGTAACATGACTGGCGGCGGCTCAACGATTGCTATTGGTTTTTTATCCCAAGGCATAACGGCTACTGCCGCTGGTGCGCTTGCTGTCAATATAATGTGCTGCTCATTGCTTGGAATCATTGAGCGCAACGCCTCGGCAGCGTCGGCAAACTTGCACCCGTGAATGTGCATAATCAAATCAATTGGCGTTAAGCCGTAGTTGCCGCCAAAATCAAAAATGCCCGACGGGTGAATGCCGACGTTTGGATTTTTGCAGTTACGCCAAGTCGCTATGCAACGATAGCCGTCTTGATGGGGTTTAGCTGTTGGTACCAGCTTTGTTACCCATTCATCAAGCCGGTTTAACGCATCCCGATTTAAGTCGCGGTAGTAGGCGGCTGCGATGGATAAGTCGGTATTGATTGGCTCGTTGGTATCTGCGTGTTTGGTGCGCTGATACTTGTGATCTTCTTGGGTTTGGTAAGGCGCCAGCGTTTTGGCGACCTGTTCCAGAAAATCATCCGGCAACACCGGCAAGTCTTGCGGATCGTAATCCTCTAGCAAATCCTCTGTTAGATAGACATAAGTGTGCCCCTCTGGATGGATCGTGCCAGGCATGAGCGTTTGGCGACCGTCGGACAACACATCCAACACTCTTGCGCCGTTAATGTTAAAGCTGCATGACTTCTCGCCGTTGTAGCGAAAGAAAGCGGTGTAACCCTTTGCGCCTTTTTTCTTAACAGGCGTGTAAGGAATCATCTGTTCCAATGCGTCTGTTCCAGGCGCATCGTAATCGCGATCCAACCCAATCACGCCAGATAGCTCACCTGTCAACAGGCCCAGACCAGCATCCGGCCATTGATACCAGTGATCTAACTCGATGTCGGTGGGTAATCGGTGTCCGTAGCGTTCGTGCCAGTCGAACATCCCGCGCCAACCGGTGGATTGTGACCACTGGCCAGGACGTTTCGTGCCTGGTGCTATCGGTACGACGCTATAACCACGTTCGAGATAGGCATACGCCCGTTGCTCGAATGGACTAGACATCCTGCACCATGCTTGGCCGTACGATCTTCAAGGGCAATCCGGCTAAGATGGCTATCTTGGTGGCGTGCTTGCTGGGAATGGTTTTCCAGTTGTAGACCGACTGGTAGGAGATTTTTAGTTCTGTTGCCAGCTTTGCTGGGCCACCTGCTCTCTCAATGATCCCTCGGACGGTGTAGCCGATGGGCAAATGCTTGATTTTTGGCACTTCTAACTCACTTGGCTTGCGCCGTTGTTGTACATTTTCGCCACAGTTTAGCTTTTCTCAATTTTTTTTTCCAGAAAAATCTTGTCAAAGTTGATGTTTTCTCATACCATTTGCGCTCAAGGACTGAAACGAACGAAGGATCGAACGTGCAAACCACACTGGCACAAAGGCTGAGAGCGGCGCGTGAAGCGCTGTTTCCCCATATCACGCAACGCGACGTTGCCAAGCGATTGAACAAATCGCCTTCGGCAATCAACTTGTGGGAAGCGGGAAAAACTCAACCCAGTGCCGAAGATATTGTGGATTTGTCAAAGTGGTATCAGGTATCAACCGACTGGTTACTGGGTGCGGATTCAAACAAGCCCATTCACCGTGGGAACATGCCGCCGATAAACACGGTTCCGGTAGTGGCACCGATGGCTATTGCACGCTGGGCGTGGGATTCCGTGACGGAATACCTGCAAACATCCGTTGCCTATCCACCGCAAACCGCTGCCGCAATCATGGTGATGAGTGATGCGCTTACGTCGTCATGCCCAACTGGGTGTTATGCCGTTGTGAGCAAAGGTCGAACGGTGCAACCTGGCCAAGTGGTCTTGGCAACTTTGGGCAAAGCGTCTGAGCCAGTTGTTAGGCGATTTGTGCGCGAAGGCGGTGACGAGTTGTTGATGGCTGACGATATGCGTTTTCCTACCTATCGTTTTAAAGACGGCGTGCGCGTTATCGGCACGGTTACTGAGGTGATAATTCGTAGGACGCTTGGCTAGTTAAAATTTTTTGAAAAATAAGTTGAGAAAAACTCAATTAGTGTGATAACTTATTTTTGCCTTAACAAGAACCGAAAGGAGGATCGAAGAATGGCAATTGAAGATTTATGTAACCAATGGCTAGAAGCCAAGAAAGCGGAAGCGGTGGCTAATAAGCGCCGTGTTGAACTTGAAAATCAGATCGTAGAGCTAACAGGCAAACGTGACGAAGGTTCGCAAACCCATAGCTTTACTGGCTTCAAAGTGACTGTGACCGGCAAAGTCACACGCAAGATGGATTGGAAAGCCTGGGAGTCTGTTAAAGCCCAGATTGATCCGCAAATCCACCCTGTTAAATACAAACCTGAGTTGGACGAAAAAGGCGTCAAGTGGCTACAAGAAAACAAGCCGGATGTTTACGCCCTGCTGCCAATGGAAGTTAAACCCGCTAAAACTTCAGTGGAAGTTAAGGTCGTTGAGAGTGAATAGTAAGAAAGCAAAAGCATTGAGAAAGGTATTTGGCGGTTATCACCCAACCGATGAACGCCGTTATTTTTCCGAAGGCAAAGGCAAGCCTTGGCGTGTTGGCAATCAGTCAACGCGTTCGATATATCAACGTGCCAAGCGTTCTGGCTCATGGCGTCAAATCTTGGGGGCTTCTCATGGCTAAAGGATCAATCTGGATTGAAGATCAAGAAGGTGGTGGGGTGAATGTGGGGGTTGACTTTGGCGACGACCACGATGCTAACAGCCGAGCGCACTCAATGATTGCCGTGTTGCTGGAGTCCATTCTTGGCAGCGCCCAACATTTTGAAAAAATCGAAGATACCGTCGAAGAACTCGACGTTGAACCGAAGTTGATAGTAACGAAGTAAGGAGCGAACGATATGGCATTTGATTTAAGCAGTATCACCAAAGGCAAGCGATTAAGGGCGCCTAAGATTGTGATTTACGGGCCGCCGAAGATTGGCAAAACCACTTTTGCAGTGTCGGCGCCAGCGTCGGTGGGTATTCTCACTGAGGATGGTATAGACGCGATTGAGGCGACCGCGTTCCCACTGGCTAAGACCTATGAGGAAGTCATTTCCGCGATTCATACGCTAAGAAATGACGCACATGAGTTTAAGACCGTGTTTGTCGATTCGTTGGATTGGCTAGAACCGTTGATCCATCAAAAGATTTGCATCGACAACAAGGTGCCCAATATCGAGAGTATTGGCTATGGCAAGGGCTATATCATTGCCGATGATTTGTGGCGCCAATTCTTTAACGAGTTGGACACGCTGCGCAATGAACGTGGCATGACCATTATCTGTATCGCACACGAACAGATTAACAAGGTGCGCAACCCTACCTTGACCGAAGATTATGACGCTTACAGCTTGAAACTTAACAAGCGTGCAGTAGGCATCATCAGCGAGTGGGCGGACATCATTGGGTTTTGTGCCCACGATGTTCTTACACGACAGGTTGATAGCGGTTTTCAGCAAAAGGAAACCAAAGCAATCACCACAGGCCAACGCAAAATACACGTCAACCCGCACCCTGCTTATGTGGCTGGGAATCGGTATGGCGTGCAAGACACCAACCTGTCTTGGGATGCGTTTTTAGCGGCGCTAACAGAAGCCATGAATCGGCCTTCTGTTGCCCATAATGTTTAGTTTTTCTCAATTTTCAATTAAGTAAGGAGTGACCGATGGCAGCATTGAACGGCTTTGACGCAAGTACAGTACCGGAACAGGAATCTTTTGACGCCCTACCCGAAGGGCAATATGTGGCAATCATTACAGAGTCGGAATTCAAACCGACAAAAAACGGCCAAGGCCAATATCTTCAATTTGTCTTTGAAGTAATCGACGGCCAATTCAAAGGCCGCAAACTATGGGCACGTTTGAATCTGCAAAACCACAACAAAACAGCGGTGGATATTGCACAGCGCGAACTGGGTGCAATCTGCCGCGCGGTGGGGATCATTCGTCCGAATGACTCGGCTGAGTTGCACAACAAAGCGATGCTGGTAACGGTGGGCGTTGAACTTGACGATAGAAACCGTCAAGCCAACATCATTAAGAAATACGAATCAGCAATCGGTGGAGCGCCAGCGATGCAACATGCGCCTGCACCTGCACCGGCGGCTCAAGCAGCACCGGCGACAGCCCCTTGGGGACAACAACCAGCACCAGCACCGGCACCGGCAACACCGAATGGCGCAGCCCCTTGGCAATAATCTTTTAACAGGAATACAGAAATGGCATTAAATCCAGCACAAGTAGTGGTCAAGTATGAATTGAATCTTGACCAGGTTAATTTAATTTTGGCCGCTCTTGGCAAACTACCGTTTGAACAAGTTGATCAATTGGTCAACGGTTTTCGTTCGATTGCCTTGAATGCGTTGCGTGAGGCAGAAATTGCCAACGATGCAGCCGAAGTCAATCAAGAAAGCGAAGAAACAGAATAAACACACATAGTTTCACCTCCTTTGATATGTGTGTTTGGCGCCCGACTAACGCCTGACAGCCTGGAAAGACAGGCACCCTGACCCATGCGCGTTATGAGGGTGCATCGGCCAAGGTCGTGATGTCCTTTGGAAGTCCTGTACTTGCCCTGCTTTGATAGGGGGCTTTTTTTGAATTCGGCAGCAATGCCAATCCGCCGCCAGTCGGTCAACTGGTTTGTAGTGCTCTCAAGCTGTGAAAAACGCTCGGTCGGTGGCTCACGGCACCGCATATAAGCCCGTGATAGTTTGTTTAGCGTGATTACTTTCGTGGATATTCTGATTCACGCTAAAACCGAGCAACGTCCGCGCTGGCGACGGTAAAAAGGCCAGCACCATCACGCATGTTGATTGAAGCGTACCGTGAAACAACCTGAAATTGTGGCAACGGTGGGAACCGCTACCTTGGATAACGCCTAAATGCCAAGCAGTCAACAGCCGTGATGGTTAATGCGTAGGCTGATACGCAACAAAAGATAAGGTGTAGTTGGCCGTAGTAGTCCTACAAGCTTGCTACATAACCGCTTTTGACGGGCAAAGCCAGAGTTTAGCACTGGCAACCATCAGATAGAAGGAATAAGACACGCGATTCCGCTTTTCCGTCGGAGCCAGTTGTTGAATAAACGGAACCTAAGCTGGTCGGGTAAGTACCAGCACTATGAAGGAATACCACTGCCTGTAATAGAAGGACAGGTCGGAGTGCGGAAACGTGGTCGTAGTGGTATTCACTTGATGGTGAACGCATGACATGAAGGCCACATGAGCAAGGTTTGCAACCTGCCACCATCACTAACCAATTTCCTAAAGGGGGATAGTATGAGTTTGAACAAAAAAACAGGTGTTTTTCATGCCTGATATTTCACAAAACATTGATCCGATTGTTAGCGAGATTTATCAGCAGTACGAAAAACAGTACGGAACAGAAAAAGCCCGTACCTATCTTGGTGCCAGCATTATCGGTCGAGAATGTAAGCGTGCCCTGTGGTACGGCTTTCGCTGGGCAGCTAAAGAACAGTTTGACGGTCGATTGCTCAGACTGTTTCAAACAGGCCACCTAGCAGAACCGCGTTTTGTCGCTGATTTGCGATCCATTGGGGCTACCGTTCACGAAGTCGATCCCAACACCGGCAACCAGTTTGCCTACTCCGACTTAGGTGGGCACATGCGCGGCAACACGGACGGCGTGGCACAACATATCCCCATGGGCGGCAAGCGTTGGCATGTGTGCGAGTTCAAAACACATGGATCAAAGTCGTTTGCCAAGCTCAAAAAGGAAGGCGTCAAGAAAGCCAAGCCGGAACATTGGATACAAATGAACACTTACATGGGCTGGAGTGGCATTGATCGAGCGCTTTATCTTGCCGTTGATAAAGATACCGACGAATTGCACTCAGAACGTCTTGAGTTTGAACCGTTGGAATTTGAGCGCACCAGGGTGAAGGCCGAATCCATCATTTTTGGTGGCGAACCACCAGCAAAGATAAGCGACGATCCAAAGTTCTACCTGTGCAGTTGGTGTACGTTCAACAAGATATGCCATAGCCATCAGGTGCCAGCCGTTACCTGTCGTTCGTGCGTTCATTCCACACCGGAACGCGAAGGTGATGGTCGATGGTCGTGCGCACATTGGAAACAGCCGTCAATCCCCGTTGATTTTCAGCGCGTCGGTTGTGATCAGCATCTACCGTTACCGTTTTTGCTGACCTATGCCGAAGCGGTAGACGCGGGTGAAGGCTGGATTGGTTTTGTGCGTAAAGACAACGGTGCGCAATTCTTAGTTGCCGTGCCGAGTGTAACAACATTACACACCAACAACCCTACTTACACCACGCATGAAATTAGCGCCGCAGCCGATCATCGGGTTATTTGCAACGCGGGAATTGATGAAATTAGAACGGCGTTTGGCGCGTCGATTAAAGGTTAATTATTGGAAAACAACAATGAAAATTGAAATTAAACACAGATTTACGCAACAAATATTGTTTTCGCATGAGCAGGACAATAATTTTATGCAATTAACATTGCAACTTGCAGTTAAAGCCAAAATAAACCTGCGTGGTGCCGACCTGCGTTATGCCAACCTGCGTGGTGCCGACCTGCGTGGTGCCGACCTGCGTGGTGCCGACCTGGGTTATGCCAACCTGCGTGGTGCCGACCTGCGTTATGCCGACCTGGGTTATGCCGACCTGCGTGGTGCCAACCTGCGTGGTGCCGACCTGGGTTATGCCGAACTGGGTTATGCCGAACTGGGTTATGCCGACCTGGGTTATGCCGACCTGCGTGATGCCGACCTGGGTTATGCCAACCTGCGTGATGCCGACCTGCGTGGTGCCAACCTGCGTGGTGCCGACCTGCGTGGTGCCGACCTGTTGTGTATGGGCGATATGGAATTTATTTTCACAATGCAATTCGATCGTTGGCCAATAGGTTTTACAAGAGATACGCTTCAAATTGGTTGCCAACGTCATTCGATTGATGATTGGAAAAACTTTGATGATGAGAAAATAAGAAAAATGGATACAACAGCGTTTGATTGGTGGTGCAAATGGAAAGATCATATCTTTAAAACAATTGAACTATGCGTAGGAAAACAACAATGAACATATTAGCAACCAAACAACTAAAAAAAGCCCACCCAACCGACGCCGCTTTTGACATTGAAGCATCAGAAGATGATGTGATTTTTTGCGGCGATAGCGCATTGATTAGCACCGATTTGAAGGTGGCAATCCCTAATGGCTACTGCGGGATTCTTAAATCGCGTAGTGGATTATCGGTAAAACACGGTATCGACGTTGGTGCAGGCGTGATTGACGCTGGCTACCGTGGCGAAGTCAAAGTATTGCTACGCAATCACTCGACCGAAGATTTTGCAATTCGTGTGGGTGATCGGATTGCACAGTTAATGATTGTGCCGGTACCGGAAATTGAATGGATCGTTGTTTCAGAACTACCGGAAGCAGATCGTGGTGATAACGGATTTGGTAGCAGCGGTGTAGGTCATGTTTAAGGCCATTGCAAACCTACTTCTTAATGCCAGTGTTTGCGTAACTGTATTGGCAATTTGCTTAATTATTGGCGTGATTGTTGGCGTTCAATATGTGCTTTCGTCTTTGTTTCAATGCCTGATGGAGTGTGAGCGTGAGTGACGGCACAGAACGCTGGGATCAAGACGCCGAGTATCTGTATAGCAGAGCAAGTCGGCTTGGCAAAAGGCCAACAGAACAACAAGAAGATGCTTTCTGCCAGCGCGTGTTCGAGCTGGTAGACGGTGGCATGTATTCAGAGGAAGCGCAAAGACAAGCGTTCGGGGAGTTGATGGGGTGATCAGCCTAAGACCATACCAAACCGAAGCTGTGCAATCTATCTACGACTATTTTGGTTCTCAGCAAGGTAATCCTTTGATTGTCCTTCCTACCGGTGCAGGCAAAAGTTTAACTATGGCGGCATTTATCAAAGGCGCTCTTGAACAATACCCAAACACGCGGATTATTTTATTGACCCACGTTAAGGAGCTTATTGAACAAGACGCTGCCGCCATTGTGCGTTACTGGCCGGAAGCGCCTATTGGATTGTGGTCTGCCAGCGTTGGTCAAAAGCGAAAGGAACAGATCACAGTTGCCGGTATTCAATCAATCCACCGGCTACCGGCTAAGTTTGGCGGTACTGACTTGGTAATCATCGACGAGGCGCATTTAGTTAGCAAAAAGTCAGACACCATGTATGGCCGGTTCCTAGACGGTTTACGCCAATACAACCCAGCACTCAAAGTGATTGGGCTTACCGCCACGCATTACCGTATGGATTCTGGCCTATTGACCGATGGCGAACACAGGATATTTACCGACATCGCTTATGAGGCACATGTTGGCGATTTGATTAAAGCCGGTTACTTGTGTCCGTTGGTGGCTAAGAACGGTGCCACCAAAGCCGACCTGTCAGACGTGCATACCCGTGGTGGTGAGTTTGTCGCCAGTGAGTTGCAGCACGCAATGGATAAAAGCGACCTGATAAATGGGGCGCTGGATGAGGTGGCGAACTACGCACACGACCGCAACCATATTCTAGGTTTCTGTTCTGGTATTGAACACGCGGCCCACTGCGCAGAGTTAGCCAGAGAACGCGGTTGGATAGCGGATTTTGTTAGCGGCGATATGGGCAAGATGGAGCGCGAAGCCAAACTTAATGCGTTCAAGTCTGGTAAGACGCGATTTCTGTTCAATGCCATGTTGCTAACCACCGGATTCGATATGCCTGACATTGATTGCATCGTGATGTTACGACCAACCAAATCAACGGGGCTTTATGTGCAAATCATGGGGCGTGGTTTACGCAAACATCCAAGCAAAGACAACACCTTGGTTTTGGACTTTGCCGGTAACGTCGAACGCCACGGGCCGATTGACCAAATCAGAGTTAAAAAGAAACGTGAAGGCGGTGGCGAAGGTGTGAGCGTTGCACCAGTGAAAGAGTGCCCAAGTTGCCATGAATTCGTTCATCCGTCCGTCATGCTGTGCCCTAACTGCGAGTATGAATGGCAGTCAAAAGCGGCGCATGGCACCGAGGCGGCTGATGCGGTCATCGTAGCGGCGTTAGAGCAACCGAAAAAGTATTTAGTAACCGACGTGGATTATTCCCGTTATTCAAAGATAGGCAAACCCGATTCCATACGAGTTACCTATTGGTGCGGCCCGACTTCATTTTCTGAATGGCTTCCGATTAACGACGAGCGTTCGCACGTCAAAAAGCATTACATATCGTGGTGCTGGAAGCGCGGGATTTTGGCCGCCGATACGATTGAGGATTTCTTAATAATGGCAGACGAGTCAAGGATTCCGAAACCATCCACCATCACAGTTAAGCCAGACGGTGAATATTGGCGAATTATTGATGTTCATTTTGATTGGAATAAACAAGAGGTAGCAGCATGAGTAAAAAAATAGCGATGTTAAATACTGGTGGTTATTACGAATATGTGATCATCCCTGAATCAATTCCGCCACAAGGCATTTTTGATTTAATGACCGCTCAGGTGTTCAAAAAAGATTACAACGATCCTTGGCGACATGTAAACGACAAGAATGTTGAGGTTCTATTCATTGACCCTGCTGAACTACCAACACCAGACAATCAACCCGTTATCGAAATGCGCGAGGTTCTGGAGGAAAACAACCGGCTCACACGGGAAAACGAGCGACTGCTTGAAAAGCTATCTAAGTTAGAGGCAAAGCCAACATCCACCGAGGTTGTTATTGCTGGGGGTGAGGCATGAGCGCAAACAACAACGGCGGGCCAGCGTTTCCAGATTCTGATGGTCAAACGGATTATACGGGTGGCATGACCTTGCGCTATTATTTCGCGGCGAAGGCGATGCAAAGTCAAATAGCCGCAAATCTTAATCTTAGAGGTGAGGACGTTGCAAAAAAGGCATATAAATATGCTGATGCCATGCTTGCACAACGGGAGCGTGGGGAATGAGTGAGTTAAAGCATACGCAGGGGCCTTGGGTTTTAGCTCCGCATGAAAGAATGCCTAATGGCGTAGCCAAACAAGTTATTGCTAAGGCCAAGGGGTCGGTATGCCAAACCTAACCCCCCAAGATATTCGCATGGAACTCTACATAGCCAACAAAACCTTGGCTAAAGCCCAGTCTGATATTAAGTATTGGGAGAGTCTGATTGAAACCATGAGTCATGGGTGCGATTACTGCGCCCATTTCAGCAAGAACGCTTGCGCATTGGCCGGTGGTGTTACGCCACCTGCTCACGTTTTACAAAGCGGGTGCCCTGAATGGGTATCCGACGGTATTCCATTTTGAGGGAACAAAATGCAA